TCGGCCGCTGTTCCGTATGTTAGTGCCAGCATTAACAGTGCCGGTGCAATAGTATTTGAACATAGCGCCGGCGGCATCATAAATCTAGCATTAGGGACAGGTACACCTATTGCTACAGCTGGCTTTAATACCACTATTGAAGGGGTAACAGCATATGGCACAACATTAGGACTTGCTGGATTTACTAGTACTCCAGATTTCTCATACACAGCAAGTAGTACAGAACCAAATCAAGATCCTGCGGATGGCAGCACTTGGTATTATTCTACCACAAGTCAAGTAGATATAATGATACAAGATGATGGTGCTTGGTATGGTTATCAGAATGTTACAAACGATGTTCGCGGCGATAATCTTTCGCTTACTAATGCTGCCGGACCAATTTTTAGCACAACAGCACCAACTACACAAACCAACACAGCAGCATCACCGCTGGCATACGGTGATCTCTGGATTGATACAAGCAATCTTGACAACTATCCAGTAATTAATCGTTGGAGTTTGGTCAGCGGAGTCGATCAGTGGGTGACATTAAACAACACAGATCAAACCACAGAGAATGGAGTATTGTTTGCCGATGCACGTTGGGCACCAAACGGCACCACTAATCCTATAACAGGGGATATTCCAACCATCGTCAGCTTGTTAACAAGTGATTATCTTGATCTTGATGCCCCAGATCCTGCATTATATCCACAAGGCATGCTGTTGTTTAACACACGTCGTAGCGGATACAATGTCAAATCATTCCAAGTTGATTACTTTAATGCAACTGATTATCCAGATAGTATTCTGCCTACAGAAACAAATGCATGGATAACAGCATCCGGTAATAAATCCGACGGTTCACCATACATGGGTCGCCAAGCACAACGAGCTCTTATTGTGGCTGCATTAAAAGCAGGAATTGATGCCAGCATTGATATCAGAGAGGAACAACGCGAGTTCAATCTTATGGCTTGCCCACAGTATCCAGAACTGATAATGAACATGGTAGAACTCAATAATGATCGTAATCAGACATGCTTTGTTATTGGTGATACTCCGTTACGTCTAGGACCAGATACCACAGCATTGACGGATTGGAGCACAAACGGTAGTGGAGCAGGTATTGCGACACAAGATGGTCTTGCTAGCAACGACGAATATCTTGGCGTGTTTTATCCAAGTTGCCAAACAACCGATCTAAGCGGTAGTGCAGTCGTACAACCACCAAGTCACATGATGATTCGTACTATTATTCGTTCAGATGCAGCAGCATATCCTTGGTTAGCACCAGCCGGAACACGTCGTGGAGTTATTGATAATGCCGCACGTATTGGATATGTTAACGCAACAACTGGAGAGTTTGTAACAATCGGTGTTCGCCAAGCATTACGTGATGTATTATACAATATCGAGATTAATCCAATAACGTTTGTTCCGGGTGTTGGTATCACTAACTTTGGTAACAAGACAGCCACAACAGTAACTACTGCAATGAATCGTATCAATGTGGCACGCCTGGTAGCATTTATACGTGCTCGTTTAACAAGTATTGGTAAACAATTCTTGTTCGAACCAAACGATCAGATCACACGTAATGAAATACAAAATGCTGTGAGTGGATTGATGAATGATTTGATTGCAAAACGTGGTATATATGATTATCTGGTGGTATGTGATTTAACTAACAATACGCCGGCACGTATTGATGCAAATGAATTATATGTTGATATTGCGATCGAGCCTGTAAAAGCTGTGGAATTTATCTACATACCACTGCGCCTTAAAAACACCGGTGAAATAAGAGCCAGCACAGCAGCAACCGCTATAGCAGGATAATAGTAATTGTTTAAAAATAGGCCGTAATTGGCCTATTTTTTTGAATCGTAAATTGAGTGGTATTAATGATAAAATAATTACGAATTATTTTTTAAATTTAATAATAAATAACATATAGAATATAGGATCTAGTAAAATATAGGGGTTTTATTTTCATGAGTATTACCATAAATAAAGCATATAGGAGATAACAAAATGGCCGTTTCATCGCTAACTAAAATGACAGTGCCTTTGGCCAGTGACCAAAGTAGTCCTACACAGGGCTTGCTTATGCCTAAACTAAAATATCGCTTTCGGGTGATATTTGAAAACTTTGGGGTAACTAATCCACGTACAGAATTAACCAAACAGGTAATGGATTTTACACGTCCTACTATAAGCTTTGGCGATATCGAAATCCCAATTTATAACAGCACTATTAAATTGGCCGGCAAACACTCATGGGGCGATTTATCTTGCAAAATTCGAGATGATGCAGGCGGTAACGTATCGCGTCTGGTTGGTGAACAACTGCAGAAACAATTTGATTTTATGGAACAAGCCAGCGCCTCGGCCGGTATTGATTATAAATTCCTTACACGATTTGAAGTACTAGATGGTGGTAATGGTACAAGTACCCCAATCGCATTAGAAACTTGGGAGATATACGGTTGTTATATTAAAGAAGCAAATTATGATAACATGGATTATTCTGCAAGCGAACCAGTTACTATTAGTCTCAGCATGAGATTTGATAATGCTATACAAACCCCAGTTGGCAGTGGTGTCGGTGCAGTTGTTGGCCGGACCTTAGGTGATGTGGTCACCGGTTAATTTATAATGTCATTTGGTCAAGACTTCCTGCAGGGATTTCTTGGTAGCGATGGACTAAAAGATTATAGCCATGCTTCGAAGACATTTCGACCCAACGGCTATAATCTTGCTCCACGCAATAAGTTCTTATTCCACGTTTATTTCACGCTAAACACATCACAAATCCCTGCGCTACAAGCAAGTATGGGAACTGGAACTGACATTGTAGAAATAGGACTATTGGTTAAAAATATACAATTGCCTAATTACACCATGGGTGTTGAGACCATGAATCAATATAATCGAAAACGTCTTGTGCAGACCAAGATCGAGTATAACCCGGTAAAAATAGAATTTCATGACGACACCGGCGATCGTGTTCGCAATATGTGGTATAATTATTTTAGCTATTACTATAAAGATCCTACGCAAGCATATGGTGCTGCCCCAAATTCCAACGGCAGTATGGGAGTGGGACCATCCTCAAAACCTGGATTTGATTATAACACCAGAGATATATACAGTCCTACTCGCGTAGTAAACGATTGGGGATTCATAGGTGAATCATTTAGTGATGGCACAGGCGGTGTCGGTGTTACTGGACTAGGCACCGGAAAACCAGCATTTTTTCGAGATATTAAAATTTTTGGATTAAGTCAACATAGATTTGCCGAATATGTCTTGATCAATCCGATGATTACCGACTTCACGCACGATACATATGATTATGCACAAGGCACAGGTATTATGAATCATAGTATGACTATCAAATACGAAACTGTGAAATATTACTCCGGCGCTGTAAGTGGTGTTCGTCCAGATACTAATGTCATAGGTTTTGCTGATCCGGCGTATTACGACGAAGTACGCAGCTCGTTAAGCCGCCCAGGCTCAAAAGCCACTGTGCTTGGCCAGGGTGGATTAATTGATACTGGCATTGGTATAATTGAAGATTTACAAGCTGGCACACCAGCCGGTATTATTGGTGCTGTGCAAAAAGCTGGTACAGCATATAATACATTTAAAGGCAAAGATATTGCCTCAATAGCGTTAAATGAAGTTAAGGCCGGCGCAACAACAATTCTTAAGCAAAGCTTACCTGGACAAGTACGAGGAGCAATCGGAACAACAGCACAAGGCATACCAGGTACTATTGGAGCCAGACCTGCTGTACCAGGATCTCTTGATGGTATATTTTTTCCTGCACAAGCACGAGTATACACCGACGCAGAACGACAAGCATTAGCAGGTATTAAAATAATATGAGCACTATAAACGCAATTAATTATAACATTGATCAAACGGTACGTATATTTGATCAATTCTATAACTATTCGGCCAACGTTCCTGCTGCTGAATACGATATTGTATTAAGTTATTTTAAAACAGTTATGACAACCGACTTGGCAGCAGAAAACTTCACAACTGCATTATTCCGTGTGGCAGAAAATATCAACACCCCTGTGCTGACATTATTGCAACAACTGGAAGGGCAAGATAGCATACAACTTAGCATTAGTATGGCCTACTACTTAAATTCTCTCCGCAGTCCTGCTACCTTGTTAGGAGTGATAACGCCGGTGACTCCAAACATCTACACAGCCAGGAATGTGCAAGCATGAGCCGTTTCTCTCAAGGGCAGTATGCCATAAAGAATTTAGAAAAATATGTAGGTAAAGGGTTACCTCGTTTTCGTAGCTCATGGGAACATGCCTTTATGCGTTTTGTTGATAACAACGATCAAGTTCTGCAATGGGCAAGCGAAAGCATAGCCATACCTTATCGCAATCCAATAACCGGTAAGATGAGTCAATACATTCCGGATTTCCTTATAACATATCGCACTCGAAACAATACTGTGCGGGCTGAACTAATTGAAATCAAACCTAAAAAACAAAGCATAGTTGAAAGTAAAATGAGCAATAGAGACCGTGCAGTGGTGGCAATCAACTACGCCAAATGGGATCAGGCAACAAAATGGGCTAAACGGAATGGCATGACCTTCCGGGTAATCACAGAATATCAAATGTTCCATCAAGGTGGAAAGAAATAGAATCAAGTTGAGTGACATTGCCAGACGGTAAATATGGTATGACCATTTACTTGTATAAAAAGACTCATAAAATAACTGGGTTAAAATACCTAGGAAAAACTATATCAAAAAATCCGTATACCTATAAAGGATCGGGCAAACATTGGGTATACCATATCAAAAAACATGGATATGATGTTGAAACTGAAATTCTTAAAGAATGCTCATCAGAAAAAGAACTCAAATATTGGGGCAATTATTATAGTACTCTTTGGAATGTAGTAGAAAGTAAAGAATGGGCAAATCTCAAGCCCGAAGATGGAAATGGCGGCGGCATGGTAGCAGGCTCTGCTTCGGCCAAACAACATTCGGCTAAAATGATGGGCCACCCAAATTGGTTGAAGTTTCAAACAGAATCGGCTAAAACATTAATCAAAGAAGCACAGCAAGCGTTATTGTCTAAATTAACACCCGAAGAACTAAGTGCTCGTATGAAAAATTCTTGCAGTTCGCCCGCCAGTTGGACTCCAGAAAGAATTAAAAATATGCGTAAGGGGATGACTGGAAAAAAGAAAACTAAAACACCTAAATTATTAGCTTCACAAACTAAACATTGTGGAAAAACTTGGAAACTAATAGATGGTAAAAGAGTTTGGATGAATAAGGATAATGTATTGTGAGTCGTCGTTTAGAAGAACTATTTGACTTAGCCCCATCAACTACATCAAATTCTGATGTAGTTACCCTTGATGAAACACGCACAGTATTGGCTGAAATAGATGATGCCATAGACAAAATTGATGCTGCATTGCCCAGTGTGCGTGATCTAAACACCTCGGATTCTGAGCTTGATAACATAGCATCAATGGCAACAGAAAGCTTCCAAAATCTAAGTGACCTTGGCATGAACATCGACAGCCGTTATGCCGCAGAAATATTTGCTGTGGCCAGTGCCATGCTTGGACATGCCTTAACAGCCAAAACAGCAAAGCTAAACAAGAAACTCAAGGTTATCGAATTGCAATTGAAAAAAGCACGATTGGATCAAACAGCCACAGCGGAAGAACCAACAGAAACAGCCTCCGGGCAAGTGTTAAGCCGTAATGATTTATTGGAAAGACTGATCGGCAATCGGGATCAAAAGATTAAATCTGTATAAATAATCAATAGGAACCTATACATGAAAAACTTCAAAGAATATCTCGCAGAATCTGAACATGTGTATGATTATCGCATACGCATCGTGGGTGAAGTGAATTCGGAATTTATTAAAGAATTGGAAGGTAAATTATCCCAATTTGATGTGGTCAAGGCCACAAAACCCAAGACCACACCGGTGCAAAAAACACCGGCCGGCTTCCCTTCTCATGAAAATGATTCAGTGACCATAATGGATGTGTCATTCCGTTATCCAGCTATTGAACCACAGATCAAACAGATCGCACAGCTATTGGGACTTGATCCAAATCGTATCATTATGCAAACTGCCGCATACGATGACAGTATTAGTAAAGAAGCACAAGATATCGCAGCTCAAAATAAAGATTTACTAACGGATACAGATTATCCTGCACCTGATGACAAACAAAAAGCATTGAATAAAGATTATTCAGCAAATCCATATGATCATGCAGTATTGAAAAATGAATATAAAAGTACCTTTACTGTGGCCGGAGGTCGTACACCTGCTGCAGAAACAACAAATGATTTACCCATGGGCAACACAAGCCCCATGAGCAAAATGAAACGTCAACCCAAGCCTGCAACCGGCGCTAACCCCAGAGGATAATACAAAATGAATTTCTTTTACGATCTCAATAAAAAATTAAACAGCATTGGTGCCGCACCGGAATCTACACAATTAAATGAACGTGATCTAGGCAAGCATAACAATGCTACCACTGGGTTCGCTGCATTGGCTAAAAAAGCCGGCAAAGAATATGGCAGCAAAGCAGCCGGAGAACGTGTTGCCGGTGCACAGTTGGCAAAAATGCGAGAAAAAGGACAGGTTGAAGAAATGAACCAAGACGGTACATCCGATGGGTTTAAATTAGCTGGAGAATATGATCCGAACAACAGTCAGGAAGCAGATTGGATGGACACAGCGGATAAAACAGACGCTGCTCAAGGCGCAGCAATGAAAACAAACGCACTAACACCACCACCAGCATTGCCAGTGCAGCGGGTACCACCAGCACCACCACCAAAGTTAAATCCAACATCAACAACACATCCTAACGTTGGTGCATTTAATTCAGGTATCGCGCCTATTGGAGCAAATGGGCAACCAATGAGAGCAGTGCCACTTGATGAACTAACACGCTTAGCCGGTATTCCTGTTAAAGAAGGGCATTGCTCAACTTGCAATTGCTCACCATGTTCGTGTAATGAAGGAAATGCATTCTCCGGAGCAGTAGTCAAAGCCAAACGTGACGGTATCCAACCTGGTGAAACAGTTGAGGTTGGTGGCAACACATATCCTGTTAAAGAGCAAGGTATGTCGGAAGGCTTTTTAGGATTTGGGATGCCAAAATTTTCGGTAACGAACCCTTACAATGACGATACAGGGAGATTAGCAATAGACGGTGGCGAATCCGCCGGCGAGAAAGTAATGGCAAAACTACAAAAAATTAATCCGCAATTAGCTGCACAAGGTCAGCACCGTCATCAAGGAGGCAGGAGTGGGGTTACATATTTTGGTATTGACTTCCCTACAATGAAATTAGCACAACAAGCCGCACAGGCCTTGGGTGCTCCAAACCAGCAAGGTATGTCGGAATCCACCGGCGATGAAAAGTTTGATTCAATGATGGGCAACATAGTTGACCCCGCGTTAAAAGCAGGAAATACTAAATTTGAACAACTTTATGATCGTGTGGAATTAAAACTTTTAGAGAGCAGTGTGCATAGCTATCTCGTTGAAGATATAATGGATATTCTTAAAGAATTCAGAATTAAACCAACTGATAAATTACTTGAAAAACTTGAATCGACCTTTTATGATAGGGGATCGGATGTGCTTGGTTTCTATGATGATATGGATGAATCCCGGCAAGGTATGTCGGAAGCCAAGGGCAAGAAACCAGATTTCTTAGACTTAGACAAAGATGGTGACAAAAAAGAGTCGATGAAAAAAGCAGCGGCTGATAAGAAAAAAACTGTTAAAGAAGAAGATGGCGAACGCAAAACCACACACGGCACTGAACGAACCAAAGGCAACATAACAACACATACTCGCAACTATGAGCCCGACGTTGAAGATGACGATGACTTCAATGCAGAACCACGCAAAGCCGGCCGCCCAAAAGGCACAAAACATGCCACCGGTGCTAAAGGACCAACTGGCAAGAGCAAGTTACAAAATCTAAAAGCTATCAGGGAAGAGGGTGATACATGTCCACATTGCGGTGCTAAGAAAGTTGTTGACGAACGCTCTGTTAGCCAAGCACAAGCTCATATGATGGCCGGAGCAGCTCACAATCCTAAGTTTGCAAAAAAAGTAGGTGTTAAACAATCTGTGGCAAAAGAATTTAACAAAGCCGACACAGGTAAAGACATCGGTAAACTTCCAAAGAAAGTTAAAGAAGCTGATGCAGCACCTGCTGCTGAAAAAGCACCAAGTAATAAGTATAGCTTTGGCAAAGGCATTTACGACAGTCTTAATCGCCAAGTTGATAATTTAATCACAGAGGGTATGAGCGTTACTGTTAACATGTCAACAGATGACACCGGCCAACCACACAAAGATATCACTGTGCATGCTGATGGTGATGATGCTGCTAAACTTGCCGAATTGCTTAACTTGGCCGGCATACATCGGTCTGAACAATCATGTTCCAGTTGTGGCCAGAGCCCATGCGGTTGTGGTGGTCAAATGGTAGATGAGAACTCTCCAAGCAATGAACCAGATCCAGTGTTTGCGTCAGTTGATCAAGTTGCAGGACCAAACACTGGTGGCGGCATTGACGGGCCGCACACAGAGAGAAATGAAAACAATCCTGGAGATAATCCAATGGCATACAAGCATCCTACCCCAGATCCAAAAGGGTATATGCCTGGTGCGACAAATACTTATAATGAAAGTAAACAAGCTGATCTGGGTATGAGCTTATACAAAGAATTACAACAGTTTAAAGGAAAATAAAGATGGCTCAGGCTAATGTCTATACGTCAGTGTCTCAACAAACCTGGTATACTGATAAATGTTTGATCAGCACCGGAACTACAGCAGTTAGCTATAATGTAACCTTGGCAACTGCGTTTACTTCTAACATTTACAGTAATTCTGTGCAAATACCACCCAGCACTTATGACTATGTGTATGTGGGTGTTGGGAATCAAATTACTATTACAGGCGCAAATTTTACTGCGTCCGAAGCTGGCACAGCCACTTCTGGAATCGTAAATTCCTAAGTACCATTTAATAAATTTTAGTTAGAAAGTTTCCTACGGATAAATAGTTGTCACAAGGAGTTATCCATGAAACTTATATTTGTTGCATTAATGTTATTGGCCACCACAGCATCAGCCGCCGGTCCTAATCTAATGATTTGTCGGGGTGAATACGCCCTTTGTGCAGCATCCAGCACAAAACCCACGGGAAAAACCATCACAGTGGCCGGCACAGAGTTCAAAGAAGGTGTGGCAGTTTGCCCAGTACTAAATGGCAAGAGCATCGCCGACGGTAATCTTATGAACAATTCATGCAAGTCCCCAAAGGGCAAAGTATGGAGTCTGTTCAGTGCTGAAACCAGCTACCCACAAGCACCAACCTGGGCAGTGACCACTGCGGTGATACGCACCTTTACCAGCACCGCAGCACCTGGTGGCGGCATGAGCAACATGTGGAGTTTTCCATGTGTCAAGCGTAAAGAAAAAGTCAATGGTGCAAAATTAGCAGATTGTTTCGGTCCAATGAACGAAAGCCCATGGAATGCCACAGCAGTTCCAGCAGGTACAACAATAGGAACAGCATCACCGGTTGGTGCAAATGATCCAGTTGGCGGACCGTTTAATAAAACATTCCCATAATATAACATGAAAATCATACTGTTTGTTCTTTTATTTCTTCCGTTTGTAGCTCAAGCACAGATTAATAAACTGTGCCCCGAGTTTACAGCGCACGGAGCA